CTCCAATCCATTCAAAAAATCTAAAGTTTCAGATAGCAAAACAAAAAACAAGTTTTCAGATGGGTTTGCAAATTTTGTATCAAGACAAGGGTACGGCGCCGACAACATGCTAACAGCCGGTGTTTATACCTTTGATAACTTAACTAATGATCGATTACAGCTTGAGGCTATGTATCGTCAATCTTGGATAGTGGGCGCTGCCGTTGATAGCGTCGCAGAAGATATGACGCGAGAAGGAATTGTTATTAATTCAACAAATGAACCGGATGAAGTGCAAAAAATGACAACTTCATTATCTAGGTTGGGAATTTGGCGCTCAATTTTAGAAGCAATTAAGTGGGGTAGATTATACGGCGGCGCTATCGCAGTTTTAAATATTGACGGACAAGACCCAACAACACCTTTAGATATTACAAAAGTGGGTCTTGGTCAATTTTCAGGTTTAACCGTTTATGATAGATGGCAGCTACAAGTTGACAATCAAAACACAATTGAGACCGGCCCAGATGCGGGTTTGCCTGCTTATTACTCAATCGTTTCAAACATCAGCACGGGTGAATTAAGCGGTTTAACATATCATCACAGCAGAGTAATTCGTTTGATTGGTATACAACTACCAACTTATCAAGCAATTTCTGAACAAATGTGGGGCGAATCGATTATCGAAAGAATGAAAGATCGCCTGGTTTCTTTTGACACTGCGACGATGGGCACAGCTAATCTCGTACAAAAGGCTTATTACAGAACGGTAAAAATTGAGGGATTAAGGCAGGTTCTTTCGTCAGGTGGGCAAGCTGAAGAAAACTTGCTTAAGCAGTTCGACATGATGCGATTTTTGCAAAACAGCGAAGGATTGAGCTTAATCGATAGCAATGATGAGTTTGAATCACATAGCTACTCGTTTGCGGGCTTATCAGATGTTATTTTGCAATTCGGTCAACAAATATCTGGCGCAACAGGCATTCCATTGGTTCGTCTTTTTGGCCAATCGCCTGCCGGCTTGAATTCAACAGGTGAAAGTGATTTTCGGATGTACTACGACAACATCAAAGCACAGCAAGAAAGTACTTTAAGAGACGGTCTTATGCGTGTTTTACAAACTTTACATCAATCGCTTTTCGGTAGAGAAACGCCAAATGATTTCGATTTTGAGTTTGTGTCGCTATGGCAAACAACTGATAGAGAAAAAGCCGAAATATCAAGCTCAATAGTTACTCAAACAACTTTAGCCTATGATCACGGTGTTATTGATTTAGAAACTGCGCTGCAAGAATTGAGACAAGCTTCAGATGTTACCGGTATTTTTACTAATATCACAGATCAACAAATTGAAGAAGCAAAGGATGCGCCACCGCCAGCTGCCCCAGATTTATCTGACGATTTAATCAAACAGTCTAAAGAAATAGAAATTTAAAGATGGCCAACTTATACCCAACTAAATCTATAGAAAGAAAATACGAAACGCAGCTAAAAAAAGTTGCTCGTATTGTTGGCGGCATAGTTGATACGTATACTGTTGGTGACACTATTATAAATCAAGAAGCACTGAACAATGCGCTCGATTTGTATGCTCAAGCATTAGAGCCGTGGGCTGCTGAAGTAGTAGCCAAGGTAATTCAGAACGTGGACAACAACAACCGAAGAGCGTTTAATAGTCATGCTGAAAATATGAGTGTTGAGCTACGCAGAATTTTAAATGAAACTCAAACAGGTTCAGTTGCACGGTTGCTTCAAGATGAGCAAGTTCAATTAATTACAAGCCTTCCCTTGGAAGCGGGAATAAGAGCTCAGGAAATAGCACGCAATGCAGCCACGGGCGGAATTCGAGCAACTGAAGCAGCAAAAGAAATACGCAAAACTGGTCAAGTAACAGAAAGCCGAGCGGTTTTAATCGCTAGAACTGAAATTGCGAAGTCTAATGCTGCTTTTACACAAGCTAGATCACAATCGATAGGCGCTTCAAGCTACATTTGGCGCACAGCCGAAGATTCAGACGTAAGAGCAACACACGCACATCTTGAAGGCACTATCCACGAATATGCAAACCCACCATATATAGAAGGCGAAGGCAATCACGGGCCTGGTGAGATTTGGAATTGCAGATGTTGGGCCGAACCAATCATAACCATATAAAAATAATACTTGCATAAAAGATAATTTGGTTACATAATTCACACATACGTATTTTTTATAACAAAATTAGGTTTTTTTGTGGGTAAATTTTACTCGACAGCAAGGTTGTCAGATAATATCAGCTTGACACCTGAAGGGTTTTTAATCTGCGAGGGCGTTGCAATAACTCGAGCAGGTGAGCTTTTATACTCACCAGAAGAAACTACTATTGAAGCTTCTGACGGTGATACAGTTATAACGCGAGAAATTAAAGATATTACAAGCCCACAAGTGATTGCGTCTTTTGAAGGCAAACCAATTACAATCGGACATCCTGCAAACGGTGATTTTGTTGGTCCGAAAAATTATAAAGAATTATCAGTCGGTGTTATACAAAACGTTAGACCCGGCATTGATGAAAATAAAGACAAACTTTTAGCTGATTTGCTTATTAATGACTATGAAGCAATTGAAGCAGTTCAAAGCAAAAAATTAAGAGAAGTAAGTTGCGGTTATGAAGCAGACTTTTATCAAATAAAACCAGGTCTTGGAAAACAAGAGAATATTCGTGGCAATCATGTCGCAATCGTGCAAACAGGCAGGTGCGGGTCTGAGTGCGCTATTTTTGATCACGCGCCTAACAAAGGAAATTATTCAATGGAAAAAAATATTTCAATTGATGAATCCATGAAATCAGAAAAAGAAGAAGTTGTTGTTGATGAGTTAGACGTTCAGCAAGTTCTTAAAAATCTGATGGACAGAATGGAAGATATTGAAGCAAAGCTATCTGTTGATAGTGAAGAAGAAGTTGTTGTTGAAGATGAAGAAAAGGTTGAAGAAGAAGTTGTTGCTGATGAAGAAGAAGTAACAAAAACAGATTCTGACATTCTAGCAGCAATTCACAAAATGCTTAAAGATATGAATCAAAAAGAGGTTGTTGTTGATAATTATGATTCAGAATCAAAAGATATGGTTAACGACTCTGAAACACTATCAAAAGCCGAAATTTTAGCGCCGGGTATTGAAGATTCAGAAAACCTTAAATCAAAAGCTTTAGATTTTGCATATAAAACTAAAGACGGCAAAGAAGCAATTGACAAGGTTTTATCGGGAAAGTCATTTGATTCTGCTGATAAAGATTTATTGTTTAGTGCATCGGCTGAAGTTTTAAAAGCCATAAGACAAAAAAAGGTTAACACAAGAGTTTCACTTGATAACGTGAATTCTACAAAGAAATTACCAATGACACCATCACGTATGAATGAAATTAATAAACTTAGATATTCGGAGAAATAAACATGACATCTTTTTTATTTAGAGCTGGAACCGGCACCGCTGGCGATATCAGCAAGCAAGTAAATCTAAATGTTGAAACTGGGTTTTTAAACCCAAATTTTGTGCCAGCTGCTTACGGTTTGCCAGTTAAAATCGTTAACGGAAAATTTGAAGCAATTCAAGCAGGCGATACAGATGCAGATTTTTACGGCATTTTGACACGTCAAGCGCCAGGAATTGGCGGCGCTTTAGATAACTCTTTCGGTGATGGAACTCCAAACCCTGCGACCGCCCAAGGCATTATGGTTGAAGGTTATGGCTTAGTTGTTTGCGGAGAAGGCACACCTGTACGCGGCAACAACGTCTATATGCGTGTTGTAGCAGCCCCTGGCTTAGAAGTCGGCGACTTAGAAGCAGACGAAGACTTAGGAAATAATGTACTACTAAATAATGTTGTTTTTTCAGTTGACGGAAAAGATGCAAACAACATTACAGAAATCAGAATCAAAAACTAAGGAAAATTTACAATGTCAAACTTAGCATATTTTATAAATCAACTTGATCAATTAGATCCAAAATTGTACGAGCCATTGTGGGAAGTAACCTGGGGCCGTGACATTAATTTGAGACCTGACGTGCAACTTGGACAAAAAAGCACGAGTTATATACGCAGCACATTCGGTTCGCCGGGTTCTCAAAGCGCACTAGGCCAACCATGGTTAGCACAAAATGGTAATAACTTGCCAGGCGTTTCAGTCGATGGTGAGCAAGTAGTTACACCTGTTAGAG